TACTTAACATCACCTGGCACACGTTGGTGCGATGGTGATAGTTTCGACCGCGAACATGTTCGTGACATTATGATCGAGCGGTTCGGTCTTGTGCCAGTCTAGGAAGTGGCACACAGGGGGTTGCAATGTCCCCTGATCGGTGCCATACTATAGACATCAACAAAGGACACACAATGCCCCGCACGATCACCAAACAGTCCGCACTCTCCCAGTTTCGTTACAACTGGAAGGTTGCAACTCTGGTCCAACCTTCACTCAAAACTGACACGATTGCAAAGCGTGAATACTGGGCAAACTTTGTGGATGCACTCAACAAAGAGGGTTATGTTTCTGATTCTCAAGCATATCGCTGGTCAAACCCTTTCTGATCACAATGTCTCGCAAATCTCTCACCTTTAAGATACCCAATCCCATGAATCTTTTTGCTCTCCTGATTGTTGCTTTGTGTCTAATCTCTCCATCTTTCAGGTATAATGTAGGATCTGCATTTGTCTGGGTTGGTCAAACCATGCAAGGAGAAGTTAAGTGAGTCGCGAACAACGTCAAACCAACATGGTGCGGAAGCAAACTGTACAAATCCGCGCAGTCATGTTTAACAACAAACCTACCAACAAAACAATCATCAGATCTCATGGATGATTATCTACAACAACTCAAACGATTGTATGCAGAAAGAGTCTGCGAAGGTAGTGACTTTGGTGATCTTCAAGAGACGATCTTTCAGGATCTGCTCAACACCATTCCAAACGATGAAGATTCACTCAAGTCGCTCATTCGTAGAGTCTATGGAGAAGAAATGCTCAAGGAGTTAGTGTATCATGCAACTCACAAATGAGCAGACAAAGTTAATTCTCGCGCTACAACAAATTGACAATCTGATCTCACTACTTGAGGGCAATGACTATCAACAATTCATCTACGAAAGACTCATCTCAATCCGAGTCGAATTGCAGCGTCAACTATCACACTTTCCTTGATGGTCAGTGTGTTGAAGAGTTGCTAACTTCTGATCAGTATCTAGACTATTTGGATCGCAAATTGTATGAGAAAAGTCAATACTGAGCAACCGAAAGTATCCGACCTTCCTCATCAGGCACCCCAGGATCATAGGTATGTCATCAGCGAGCACAATGCACGTTTCTGGAGAGTCGATCTCTGGCACCCAGATAAGTATAGTTACACGACAAAGCAAGTAACTACAATCTGGGGATTCATTCACAAGAAGAGTAATGCAATCTATTCCCCAGTTAATAGTAAAACAGTCGGCACAATCATCGACCCCAAACTAACAACGAAATGGACAGCAATGAAACCACCAAAGATCAATCCTCTACAACAACTTTTCGGATAGGAGAGAAAGTAAGGTGGAAACATTTGATTGGTTACGTACATTTCATTGATGACTATTACATCACCATTTGTGTGAATGAGTATGCAAGACATGATCCAGCAGCATTACACAAGAAAGAGAAAGTGTGTGTGCTATGTTATCCAGAAGACTGGAAGGATGTAATACATGAAGATCAAAAGTAATGTCACTACAGTAACAACTCCAAAGGAAGAATGGTCTTACATTGTTGTCACTCTCAGAGAGATACTAAGTATAGTTTTCCACAGGTTTTTCCACAGAAAAGTATAAATTGTGGAAATTGCGGAAAACTTATTAAATGTCGAAAAAAACGTGGGTGAGTGATGTTGATCGAAAGAAATGTGCAGAGAAATAGCAACCTTAGCACGTTTCCTATCGATAGTCAACCCCTCACAGATAAGGACTCCAAATGTCTCACAGACCCATCAGAAATGCTCATCAATCGCATTACCCTCTTGACAAACATTCCGAGATCCTCTACAATCAACACTGTCAGGGTTAAAGAGAACCAACTAAGTACTTTGGGAGGAAAGTAAAGAGAAATCAGGGTCAGGGTGTGCCAGTCTGACAAGTGTCCACCAAACCCCCCACAGACCCCCCAGAGGTGCCATACTAAGGACATCAGGGGGAGAGACCTCCTAAACACTTCACAGACCCTCTCAGATTCCTCTCATGCGTAAGATCGAAACCAAGATGAATGACGCCATCATCGATCGGAAAGATTTCAAGTCTGGCAACACTCAAGTCGTGACGATTAGCGACGTTTCGTTTGTCTATCTGCACGGCAATCACATCGCTTCCATTGGTAACGACTTCATCCAACTCTTCTCTGGTGGATGGCATTCTGTGACCACAAAGTCCCGCCTCAATCACTTCTCTCTGTGCATGGTTTGCCTGGTGAGAAAGTCTTCCAGAAAAACTTTCAGTGGTTTGTGCAACAAGAAGGTGGTGCAATTCCTTTCTTTGATGGTATGCGTCTGGCATGACAATCTGTCCTGGGTGATGACACTAAACTCACCCCACATTCACTAACACTCAACAGCACAATCCTATGTCCAAATCTGTTATGATCTCGATGCTCCGTCAGGGTAGCACTGGTACCGAAATCCTCTCGATTCTCGATGCCCTCACCTCTGACAATGTGAGCACCTTCGATTATATTGAGTCGCCCATGATTGAGTCTGTCCTGGGTATTCCGACCTTGACAGAGATCGACTTCTGAGGTATACTGAGGGGCAGTCAAATGTCCCTCACTAAATTATACGAAATCGCAGTTAAATTTGGGGTTTGTTATACTTAGGGCGGCCCCTAAATTAAAAACCGAATACTACCCTAACCTACAAAAGTATCCCAACGCCTTAGATATATCAAAATCGAATCTCCTTCCAGCCTATATAAAAAAAAATTCCCAGGAAAAAAATTTACCTCTGAGGTTTTTATAAACTGGAAAATTCGTCAGGTGAATAATCCGACAAATAATCCATAAGTTAATAGGTTATAAGAATTATGTCCAAGAGATTCACTATCACTATCGAAGAAGACGAGTTTGGAGAGTTAATTCTTCCTATTCCTGATGAAATCTGTGAAGATCTTGGATGGAAAGAGGGAGATTCTTTAGAATATGAGGTTGATGATGTCACTGGAAGTTTTACTCTCAAGAAACTTGAAGATTAATGTCGCGCTACCACACCGCGAAAACCACAAAAAACCGCGTTTACATTTCATATAATGACAGAAGAGGAAAACAAACTTATTCAACAAATGATTCAGGAAGTTGATAATCGATTTGCTGACATTCATGATGCAATGAAGACGGTAAATGAATGTCTTATCAAGATTGGTGAGCGTTTGAATGATCTAGAATCCGCACACAATATCGTTGTTGAATACATAGAAGATATTCAGTCTGTTGATAAAGTACTATACAAACCTATAGGCACGGATATACAAAATGAAATGGAAGGATATTTGAATATCAAAGAGAATTTAGATCTAATTTACACAAAACTAGGAGTGTTAGAGGACAATGCCTGATTGCCATACAGATGGGAGTGCATGTAGTGGGTTTTCTCTAGACACGAGTCATTGTGATCCTCAGGTGCCAGGGGATGCAAAACGTACAAAATTATCTATTCACGAGACATATCCAACTCCAATCACGTATGGTAACGTAAGGAGACCTCCACAGAATCAGGTTTTATATGGTGGGACACTTGTTACTACGAATTCTGGAAGATCATATTCATCTCCAGTTGGTGCAACTGAGCTTGCAGGTGCTACTTGTGGAAAGGAAGTAAGGGGAGTATGTAATACTCAGCAAAAGATTTTTGACAGTACACCAAATGGATTATCTTTCAAATGGATGGATAGTGACACTTGGTTCATATATGTTTGGGAATCTGGTGCAAATGCAGGGGTAATTGATAATCCATGCTATTGGTTGATTCATGAGCAACGGACAGGATCATCGACTTTTACGGGAGGCACCAATCCACCTGGAGGATCCACAACAACAGCACCAACGGCAGATGGAGCAATTTGCGTTGAATGTACGTCATTTTTCTGCACTCCAAATAAAATGACATGCAGTTATACTACAGAAAGTGGTGATGAAACTGGCGATCCAGACTGCCCATATCCGACAATCTATGGAATTGGCACGGATTCTAAGAAATTAATCTTCAAATACAACGCTTTATCTACAGAAGTTCCTACTGGGGTGACAAAAATTAACTTCATGTATGATGCCCAAGGGCAAAATATTGATGTACTTGCTTATGATAGCACTACTACGGGATCATTAGATCCAATTTTGGTCAATTTTAATCCATGGTTTGCATCAGAAACAAATGTTAATCAATTTTATATCTATGAAGACACTGTTGTTGAGACTACAACAGCACAAGGACTCCGAGTAAAGATTGGTATTAAGCCAACAATCAACTTTGATGTTGAGCCATTAGTAATTACTGGCACAACATTTGAAATTTTGGAATTATTAGCACCTGGTCAAGGTTATTCTTTGAATCAAACCTTCCCACTGACGTATGTACACTCTCATCCAGACTCAACAACCACAACTTTTAACTTCTCCATTAAGATTACTGGTCTTGGTCCAGTCAATACTGTCGGTGCTCCAGTTGGATTTGACCTTCTGAGAGAGGGAGATACCATTAATGGGCACGTAATCACTGAAACTGGTCATACCGACACTGAAAATTTTGCCTATCATGTAATATATCTTAATGGTAGTGGATCTGAATTCACTAAAAACGCTCAATATACATCAAATAGGAATCATATTATCACTGCAGTCGCTGGATATGGTATAAAAGATAGGTGTGCTTTGATAGGTTTATATGAATTTACCGATAAATCGATTCAATATACCACTCTTAGTGTAAATAATGACGCACCAAACATTTATTCAGTAATTAAAGATCCAAAAATTACTGTTACTGTCTCAAATGGGCAAATCAGTAGTGCTGTAATCACTGATGGGGGTGAAGGATGGAATACAGCTGGTGTTGGCACACCAATTATGTTTGTAACTCCACCAGATACTACGACTGGAAGGCAAGCAAAAGCCGAAGGCACGTTTTCAAATGGTGTTTTGACAGGTCTTAAAATCACTGATCCTGGCACTGGGTATAGTTCTTCAAATCCACCTATTATTGGTATCAGAAACAGGTATAAAAAAGAAGAAAAAGTTACTAATACTGGACAAACTGACGAAGAAGCAGCAATCACTACTCAGTTAGATAAAATTACGAGTGGTCCAGCAAAAGAATATTGGCCAGAGTTTGAAGCTGGATTCAAAACACCTGACGGTAAAGCAGCTTTGGATAGAGTAAAAGATTCCTATACAGAGAGAAAAGTTGTTAGTGAGGTTGATAATGGAGTCCTCTTAGCTGATCAAAATAGAAATAGAAAATTACAACTAAATCAGAGATTATTTTCTGAAGATAAGGTGAAAAAACTTAAGAAAAATTTTGATAAAATGGATGGTAGTGTACTTAATAATCTTACCAATCCATCTTCAGCAGAAATTGAGTTTTCCAAATCCTATGATACTGCCTCTTCTACAACAAATGTAGCGATAGATAATCATATGTCTGCAATTACTCAGGAAAAAATTCCAGAATTTGCAACATACAAAGAAGTTAAAGTTGAAACAGTTCAAAGAAGATTTCTTGACTTGCCTAAGGCATCAGAAAAAACAAAGTATCTAATAACACAATATAGAGCAGATCGTCGTCAAACGACAAAAATTAAAATTAAAATAGGATGCACTCCATTACAAACTGGATGTGGGCATATAATATGCCCTCCGCCTGGACCTCCAGCATCGAGCAGCAGTAGTACATCATCAACACAAGGTGGAGTTACAACTCAAACTACAACTTCATATTCATATACTGTAACAGGTCTCCATGGAACTGGGTGTCAAGCATGGACTGCAGAAGGTAGTATGTTAGTATATAATAATCTTACCACCTCAATGGAAATATATAGTGCAGCAGTTAAAGCATATGGGAATCCATTTGACGTATAGTAATTAATAGGGTAAGATGAGTCTTCCAGCAGCAATTTACAAAGGGTCTTGCACAGGACATGGAAAATGTATTCCAGCAACAATACATGCAGCAGTCCCGTGCGGCACTCCATGTATTAAAGTGCCACCAAAACCAATAGCAGCAATGGATGCAACTAATATTTGGCCTCCATTTCCACAGTTGCCATTGGCGGTAAAACCTTGCAATGTTTTAATAAATGGAATTGTACCAATCTTGGATCAAGATGTTTTAACAAATCATCCACCAACTTGCACACAATTGGTGACACTAGTATGTCAAACACCTCCACCACCAATGCCTTGTCCAACACAGACCATATGTGTCGAAGACAAAGCAGGCGGCGGAGCACATATTAGAAAAGCATTTGCTACTCAAAAAAGAGTTTTGGTTAATGGCAAACCATTGTGTAGAGTAGCGGATCCATTAGGTCCACCTTGTTTATCAAAAATTGCTGGTGGAGCAATCAACGTATTAGTAGGATCTTAATTATGGCAGTAAAATCTAAAGTCGGTCTTGTAAAGGGTAATTATACTCAAGGAGCTCCAAAGAAAACTCGTCAAGGTAGAAGTGCAAATACACATCTTGGCGCGACATCACGTAATGAACGTAAAAAGAGATATCGTGGTCAAGGTAAATAATACTTTTATCTAAACGCCTGATAAATATATCAGGGATGGCAACCCCTCTAAAAGTTCTGGTAACCCAGTTTTTAGAGATATGGCAAATCATCCCATCCCTGATAATGTACCACAAATGATGAATGACGATTTTGGTACTAAAGTATTAATAACTGATCCAAAATCTGAAATTTATTTAAAAAAATCTATTAAAAATCCCCCAAGGGATAGATTTTCTAGATGGTGTGGTGGTCCTGGAGGATTTGACGATTATGTAGAGAGGATGCATTAATGCCTTACATACCACTTAAAGGTTCTGATTTTATAAAATCTAGAAGTTTTAAAGATATTTCTGTTGGACTATTCAGAAATTACTTTACCGCAGATGTATCTGAGGTAAAAGATGCTGAGGCAATTAAACAGTCAATCAAAAATATTGTACTAACAAATCCTAGCGAAAAACTTTTTAATCCTAATTTTGGATCTAGTGTAGGACAACTCTTATTTGAGCAACTAGATCCATTTTTAATGGATTCTATTCAAAGTGAAATACTAAATACAATCAGAAATTATGAGAAACGAGTTATCGTTACTAATATTTTATGCATACCAGATTATGATACCAATTCTATAAGTGTTGACTTGGAATACCAAATTGTTGGATTGCCCACTATAGAGTCAATTCAGTTTGTATTACAACGCCCCTAATGCTACCCACTAACTTAACAGCACTAGATTTTGAAGATATTAAGTCTTCAATTAAAAGTTATCTAAGAACTCGATCAGAATTTAGTGATTATGAGTTTGAGGGATCTGCATTGTCGTACATGATCGACATATTAGCATATAACACATATTATGTTGCTTTTAATGCAAATATGTCGATGAATGAAGCATTTTTAGCTTCAGCCACCGTTAGAGATAATGTTGTCAATATAGTAAAAGCATTAAATTATACTCCAAAATCAGTCACTGCTGCATATTGCTATCTACATCTACAAGTCCAAACCCAAGTTGGTGAAGATGGCACATATCCAAATAACATTACTTTGATTACTGGACCTACCGCTCAAGGTGGAAATTTTATTTGGAATCGTTTAGATCCAATGACGACTGAAGTAAATCAAACTACAGGTATTGGGGAGTTTAGATGTGTTAAATTGATGGAGGGATCAATTGTAAATTTCTCCTATAGTGTTAACACTTTTGCGAGACAGAGATATGTAATTCCTAATGACTCTGTTGATACATCAACTCTCAAAGTTTCTGTTAGGGATAATAAAACTAGTACGATATCCAATGTATTCAATAAAGTTGAAAATGTCACTGGAGTGCAGTCAATTGATAGAATTTATTTTTTAAGTGAAACTGAAGATATGCGTTATGAAATCTTTTTTGGGGATGGCGTAATTGGATCAAAGCTAGGTGATGGTCAAGTTATTGATTTAGAATACTTAGTTACTTCTGGTGAAAAGGCAAATGGGGTTAAGAGTTTTAGCTTTATTGGTAATTTTATTGATAGTAATGGTAATGAATATGATGTAAATGAAACTGACTATCAAATTGCCGAATATGCTCGTTTTGGTGATAAGGAAGAAACCATAGAAGAAATTAAATATTCTGCTCCAAGATGGTATAGTGCCCAATATCGAGCAGTAACAACTCAGGATTATGAAACTATAGTTAAAAAAATCTATCCAAATACAAAAACTGTAGTTGCATTTGGTGGAGATAGTTTATATCCAGCGATTTATGGAAAAGTGTTTATTGCAATTAAGACAAAAACTGGATCCAAGTTAAACTCTGCTACTAAATTACAAATAGCAAATGATTTAAAACCATATGCGATTGCATCAATTCAACCAGTAGTAGTTGATGCAGATTCAATTTTCATCAATAGTAAAATATTCATTACTTACGACCCTGCGTGCTCAAGCAGAAGTGTTTCTGCTATCGGTGCCAACGCACAAAATGCAATTACTCAATGGGCTTCTCAAACTGGCATTAATAACTTTAATGGTCAATTTAGCTTAGCTAAATTACAAAAAGCAGTTTCTAACTCCGATAGATGTATAGCTGATATTTCAACACAGATTAGTCTTGTAAAGTATGTTAAACCAGATCCTGCACAAACAAACACATATTGTGTCAGTACTGGATCGCCAATTTATGATAGTGCCCCTGGTGGATCTAATACAGGTGATGCAGCTGCTTGTAAAAAAGAGCCAGTTATAAGATCATCTAGATTTAGGACTTTAGATAGACCAGATACGGATCAATATTTTGAAGATGATGGATATGGTAATCTAATCGTTTATTACAGCAGTGGAAATCGTAAAATAGTAACGAATGATAAAGGTGGCACTGTTGATTATAAAACTGGTCAAATTTGTTTTGGTCCAGTTAGTATTATAGGTGCTGGCAATAATATTTTACCTGTAAATGATGGTGTTGTTGATACAAGTGTTACCGCAACTTCTAGTATTGGACAGATTCAAATTGCAGTACAAATTATTCCGTCTAACAATTCTGTTATCATTACCCCAACTCCGTCTACTGTTTTTGATATGATTGTTCCAGTCATCTCAATTAATCCAATTGGAACAACATTACCTTCCAGTATCCCACTAAATAGTCTTACGCCAAGTGATTTTGAGATCACACCACCAACCATCGTAATTCCAGATATTGCAAATAATGGCGACATTGCTGGCATCTCTTGTTTTTGAAATAAATGTCAATTAATAAAGTTTCCCAATCAATCAAGACGCTTGTACCTGAGTATTTTCAAGAAAATTTTCCATTGTTTGAAAAATTTCTTGAGTATTACTATAAATCTCAAGAAAAATCTGGTTTAGGTCAGAATATTTTAAATCAGTTTCTTGATATATTGAATATTGATGATTTAAACGTTAATATTTTAGATGGATCAACAATTCTTGTTGAAAGTATTACTTCTCAGTCGGATACTCTTGTTGTTGAAAACGTAGATGGATTCTTAGAAACGAATGGAAGTATTTTAATTGGCAATGAAGTAATTTTTTATGAGAAATCAGTGCAATCCCCAAGCATTGCACTGAGCCCTGGTGTAAACTATGGACAAGTAAAGCTAAAGTGGATAAACTTATTTAATCCTATTGAATTGTTTGATGGTGAGGAGGAAAGATTTACCTTAAAACTACAAAACTCACCAATAAGTGTACCATCTGCAGCGCACCTGTTAGTAACACTATATGGTAGAGTATTGGTGCCAGAAGTAGATTATACTATTGATGGAAATGATATTGTTTTTACAGTAGCACCAGCAGAAAAAACTCAATATGATGATCCAACATCAACATCTATTGTATATTTAAGAGGATTTTCAGACAACACCATTTTTGAGTTG